TACCGTCCTGATGGTATCGTATCTGGTGAAGACCTTTGGGAACTAGTGTCCGAGGTCGATAACACACCGTCGCTCCCCTACCCATTCGAAGGTCTCAATACAAAGACCCGAGGTATGCGTCGAGGTGAGCTGGTTACTATCACCGCAGGGTCAGGTGTTGGTAAGTCACAGGTCTGCCGCGAGGTAGCCTATCACTTGTCTGAGAACGGCGAGAGCTACGGTTACATCGCCTTGGAAGAGAATGTTCGGCACACCGCACGTTCGTTGGTAGGCATGGCGCTTAACAAGCCACTGCATATCGACAGTGAACAAGTGCCTGAAGAAGAAATGCGGGCCGCGTTCAATGCTACGGTCGGCAATTCTAGGACATACTTGTATGACCACTTCGGCTCGATGAGTACCGACAACCTTTTATCGAAGGTGAGGTATCTCGCGAAGTCCTGCCATGTTGGCTGGGTAATCTTAGACCACTTATCAATCGTGGTCTCAGGTGAGGATGATGGCGACGAGCGTAAAGCAATCGATGTCATCATGACCAAGCTTCGTTCCTTAGTAGAGGAAACAGGCATCGGTCTAATACTAGTGTCACACCTTCGCCGCCCATCGGGTGACAAGGGTTGGGAGGAAGGTCTTCAGACCTCACTCAACGCACTACGTGGCTCGGCGTCCATCGCCCAGCTATCCGATATGGTCATCGGTATTGAACGCAACCAGCAAGGTGACAATCCAAACGTATCCACGATCCGCGTGTTAAAAAATCGACACTCGGGCGAGACCGGTTTGGGATGTTACATCCACTACAATCAAGAGACCGGACGGATGCTTGAGGTTCAAGAGCCTGACGTATTCGCTGGTGATGACCAAGGGTCACCAGACTTTTAACAAGCTAGTCGAGAGGGACAGCATGAAACGTATTCTATTTGACATCGAAACCAACGGACTACTCGACGAACTTGATGCGATACATTCACTTGTGTTGATTGATATTGACACCGAGGAAGTTCTTAGTTGCGCAGATCAATCTGGTTACATTTCCATCGCGGATGGTTTGTCATACATCGAGAACGCAGAACTTTTAGTCGGGCATAACATCCAAGGGTTCGACCTAAGAGCCTTGTATAAACTGTTCGGCTTTGAGTACGAAGGTGAACTACATGATACGTTGATTATGTCCCGATTGATCTGGTCTGATCTAAAGAACAACGACTTCAACTACATCAAGAAACCACAGGGTAAAGACTACCCTCGCAACCTCATCGGTAGTCATGGCCTCAAAGCGTGGGGCTACAGGATTGGTGAGAACAAGATCGAGTATGACGGAGGTTGGCTCGACTGGTCAGAGGACATGCAGACATATTGCGTCGGTGACTGTCGGACCAACCTCAAGTTCTACAAGTTCATCATGTCTAAGAACCCTAACCCAGCAAGCGTCAAGCTCGAGCATGACTTCGCCCACGTAATTCGCAAGCAAGAGGCTCACGGTTTTCACTTCGATGAGGTGAAAGCTAATGAGTTGCTAGCGAAACTACAGCGGCGTCAGGCAGAGATTGGCGCTCAACTGCAGGAAGCTTTCGAACCTTGGGAGATACGTGAACCCTTCATACCTAAAGTGAACAACAAGTCACGAGGGTACGTTAAGGGTGAGCTGACTTATAAGGTGAAGGAAGTTGTATTCAATCCTGCAAGTCGTGACCACATTGCCAACAGGCTGACTACTGTTCACGGCTGGGTTCCCGAAGTTCATACAGATAACGGGAAACCGAAAGTAGATGAGACCGTGTTGGCAGGTCTCGATTACCCTGAAGCTGCCCTACTGCGTGAGTATCTAATGCTCGACAAACGCTTGGGCCAGCTAGCAGTGGGTAAGAATGCTTGGCTACGCATGGTAAAGAATGGGCGTATACATGGACAGGTTAATACCAATGGTGCAGCAACAGGACGCTGCACTCACAACAGACCTAATGTTGCACAAACACCCAGCGTCAACGCTCCGTTCGGTACAGATTGCCGAACCCTATTCCATGCACCAACTGGCTATGACCTTGTGGGAGCAGATTTATCCGGCTTAGAACTAAGGTGCCTCGCCCATTTTATGCACAAGTTTGATGGGGGTGCCTACACTGATGTCGTTCTTCACGGAGATATACACAGTGTTAACCAGAAGGCTGCAGGATTACCTTCGCGTTCCTTGGCAAAATCCTTCATTTATGGATTTTTATATGGGGCAGGTTCGGCAAAGATTGGATCAATGGTCGGTGGAACTGAGAAGGACGGGCGTAAGCTTATTAATAAATTCATGGCAGCTACCCCTGCCCTGAAGAAGCTGCGGGATGCTGTAGATGCTACAGTTAAAACCAATAAACATCTCATTGGATTGGATGGTAGAATTTTACCTGTTCGATCATCTCACGCGGCGTTGAACACATTACTTCAGGGTGCCGGAGCGTTATTGGCGAAGCAAGCAACAGTAATCCTTTACAAAAATCTAACCGATAAAGGTTATAAGTGGGGCGAAGACTATGCCCAAGTTGCCCACGTCCATGACGAGGTGCAGCTCATAGCTAGAAAGGAGATAGCTGATGACGTTGGAAAAGAAGCAGTTAAATCTTTTCAACTCGCCGGAGACCACTTCAAGTTCCGATGCCCCATCACTGGGGAATACAAAGTCGGCGCTAATTGGGCAGACACACACTAGCAATCCTAACTCTATTAGGATGCGTGAGTTAACGCAGCAACGCAAGAGAGAGCTAGTCGCCTACAAAGGCGGCAAGTGCGAACGATGTGAAGAGGAGTACCACCCCAATGTATTTGACTTCCATCACCACGACCACACCCTAAAGAAGTTCGGGGTATCCCAAGCTAACATGCAGCGCTCGTGGGACAACCTGCTGAAAGAGACCGATAAGTGTCACCTACTATGTGCCAACTGTCACCGCGAAGTTCACACCTACAACATCTCAAAGTTTATCAAACTCTAACCGTTAAGGACTATTTATGCTCGACGTTTCTTACATGACCCACCACGGCTCAGATGATCTTGTTGTTGATGCAGCTCGCGTCTCATTTTCCAAGCAAGCTGAGAACTATGGTGATAACCGCAACCGTGGTTTGATTTCTTTCCTCGCAAGAGAGAAGCACCTTCACCCCTTCTCACATCCAGTCGCTACCTTCCGGTGTTCCTCTTCAATCTTTGTCGCAAGGCAACTGGCGAAACACCAAGTCGGTGGGACGTGGAATGAAGAGAGCCGCCGATATATCAAGACAACCCCTGAGTACTGGAAGCCTAAGTTCTTTCGGGCATCTGCGGCTGACGTAAAGCAAGGCTCGTCTCCCGATCCGCACCGCAGGTCTGAAGAGTTCCTCGAGGAATATCACGACATCTGCATCGATGCGATTGCTACCTATAATAAGATGGTGGCTCTGGGCATCTGTGCTGAACAGGCTCGAGCTATCCTACCTCAAGGCACCATCACTGAGTGGGTGTGGACCGGAAGCCTACTGTTCTGGTCACGAGTTTATAACCTTCGCATTGCAACTGACACTCAACAAGAGACCCGCGACTTTGCCGAGCTACTCGGTGAACAGATGGCGAGTTTGTATCCAATCTCATGGGAGGCACTAACCGATGCATGAAGAAATTGATTTAGCAGTATTGGTCTCGATGTCTCAGTGCATCGCTAGGCTTGCTGAAGTTCACGACAAGGCCAGTGATAAAGCTATGCAAGACATCGTTCACGATGCTGCGCTTATCTGTCTGACAATGATGGTCCCTGAAGATGAACCAGAAGGAGGCGTATTGATGTCCTTTGATGGGGGCAAGATGCAATGAAGTTTCTCATAGATGCAGACATCGTTGCCTTTAAAGCTGCCGCTAGTACCGAGCGTCCTATCGAATGGGATGATGGTCTCTGGACCCTACACGCTTACGAGAGTGAGGGTATCGAGTACATCCATAACTACCTCCAACGTGTTACGGATGTCATTGGTCAGGGAGAGTTCAAGCTCTTCATCACTGACCCTACGAACTGGCGTAAAGACATCCTCCCGTCTTACAAAAGTAATCGTAAAAATACCCGCAAGCCTCTGACACTCTCACCTCTTCGACAGTATATGATCGATGAGATGGATGCTGTCATGGTGGAAGCTATGGAAGCTGA